ATCTACGTACGTTAATACGATCGAATGCAGAAGGCTTAGACAACAACGTCTTATCACCAAACAATACAGTACCGTTACCAGGGAACGTAACTACTGGGTTAATACCGGCTTTGTACAATGTGTCGCGATCTGTTTGACTTGGAGACCAGGCCAATTTAACAACGTTCTTAATTTGACCGCGGTTAAATCCAGCAGGAGAGAACCATGGGTCAGCAACGAAGTCTGTACGAACTGCAAGACCGGCTGTATCACCATTTAATGGAACCCAACGATATACATCGTTATAGCGGTCATACTGGTATTTCCAACCAGAATCTAAAACAGCGTAAGAGCTTGAAGGCAAGCCATTACGGAAGTTTACAACCCCAGTAGCTTCTGAACCCGAATTGCTTACTACGTTAGCTCTGGGAGGGGACGCAAATACAATAGCGTCTTTTCTAACTTCCGCCACACTACTAATAGCATATGTAGTAACGGCAGTGGAACTATCGGCCAAGGGAATTAACGATACATCATACAATTCGCTGTTAGCAAAAATAGACAATCCAGAAATAAGATTACCGTCTGAAGGTGTAGAGCTTAGACCTCCTGATAGAGATACCGTTACATTAGAGGTTAAATTAGCAAAAGCTGCAGCTGTGACTGTAGAGCCCCATGCTGTACCAGAACCTGTTACATTAGCTGTATGATCCATCCACCAAACATATTTGGAAGATGAATTAACTACATCTCTATAATAGTTTGAAGTACCGTCAGATTTTTTAGCATCTGATGCTTTAGAAGCAAATGCAAATTTTTCTAACACAGTACCGGCAGTACCGGTCCACAACCCGTCTTCATCAATAACAGCTACGTGAAGTTCGTCATGAGAGCCACCTCTATCACTTGTATATGTAGAAGTTGTAGGTTGTGCATCAAAACTAGTTGCATATCCCCATGTAGACCAGGTATTAGCATCGGCTATTGATACCTTTAAGGAATTACCCAAAGTACCTGGATATTTTGCAGCCCACTCACCAACATTTGCTTCCCCACCGGAATAGTTTGTTGTATAGTGATCTTCGTTTTTAATAATAACAGCGGATGCAGCTGCGTTTGCAACCGCGTTTCTTGATACACCTTCGTTTGTTACACGAATTACTTGCAAGTTATTACCGTAAGCCAAAAAGTTAGCAGCAGTAAAAAAGTGCTCAAAGTTAAGACTGTTGGGCTTACTAAATGTATTTACTAGTGCGTTTTCTGAATCAATGGTTGTGACCTGTCCAACAGGTCCCCATGCAAAGTGGCCAACGAATCCGCCGGCGGTCGTAGCAACAGCAGGAACGACCGATGTTAGGTCTTTCTCTGTTACCAGTACACCTGGTGATAGCTGAAATGCCATATTTTTCTCCTTATAATGTTATTCTGTCATAACAAATTTTATACCAGTATATTTATAAATACTGAACTTTGACTATCTCCAATTGCGTTCTTTTATAAAATCGGAATAATCTTTCTGATATTTGTCGTTTAACCAAACATCTCCTCCAATTACCTCTACATCAGGTTCATTAGATATTCCGTTATCAATAAAACCAAATGGAGTTAACTCGTCTTCAATCGATTTCATTTGTGAACTATAAAGGGCTTCTCTGTTGCTTGCATTCATCAGATCTTTAAACATTGGGTCATTGGTAGCCCATGCAAAAAGAACCAATGTCATTGTCAAGTCATCATTGTAGCCTTCATCAGCCTGAAATACCCCGTTGTGTTCAATAAACGTTGAAAATTCTGATATAATGTCTCTATCAAAAACCAGTAGTTTATTTTCTTCTACCAAAGATTTTAAGGTAGCACATCCTATGCGCTTGACCTGTTTTGTTGTTCTGACTCCAAGTATTGAGCTTCTACCGGAACTAGAAAGTACTTGTCCATATCTTGCATCAGAACCGACCCAGATCATATTCTCATACTCTAAGTCGTTGTGAATAATATCGGCAACCTGTTGGCCGATATCGTTAATTTCTACCAGCACATAAGCACTGTTGTAATCCTTAGATACCTTATGAATAATGGTTGGGTATAATAAAGGACTTATCTTATTGTTTCTATATTTAGCTACAATTTTATAGGGGTATTCCGTGGTATCTATAACAGTAAATGCAGAATAATCACCGCCAATACCCCTGGATGTATCTACTGTTGTAAAGTATACATGCCCGGGTACCGGATACTCTAAAATATCTAAACCATCCTTCTCATACATGAAGGGAATAGGAGACAATCTAGCAATTGTATCCGGTGATATGAGTGTATTAGATGAACCAAGGAACGTACATAGTACCTCTTGGTTAAATTTAAGTTCACCTAAAACAGACTTCTGTTCATCAGCCCACTTTTGATCTCTACCTGGAATCTTCCAATATGGAATCTGTAATGCTACAAAACCGTTACGGCCTTCTTGTGCATCATTCCAATACTTCCAGAAATGATTATAACCTAAAGGTGTAGAAGTAAGCAATACCTTTGTTGTCTCACCAGCCATAATGGTTGGATATGTGGAGGTAAAGAATTCTTCGGCAACGTTATTAGGAATAATAGCTGCCTCGTCAATATACAACCAGTTAACTGATTTACCTCGAATACCGGAAGTAGATGTGGCAGATGTAAATACCTTTGAACCATTCTCTAATTCTACATCACCCTTGTTCCAGGTCTTGATGCCTTGCTGCATCCACAAAGGTAAATTCTCGTACATAATTTGGTAACGAGACAATACTTCTCTGGCCGCAGTCGACTTGTTAGCCAAAATAGCAACAGTCTTATTTGAATTAAAAATGGTGTAATGTAGAATACAGGCAGCTGACGTAATGGTCTTTCCCTGTTGACGTCCTTCCATTAGAATAACTTTTCTGTTATTCATAATGACGTCTACCTTTTCTCTCTGGCAATCATATAAATTGAATAAAATTAAACCTCTATCCAAAGAAACAATGTAGCAATAGTTTTCAATAAAGTATATTGGATCTTCTTTGCACTTCATTAACTCCTTCACCTGCTCGGAGGTGAACTGCATCTCAAAGCCGGCAGGCTTTAAGTTACTATTACCATTATAAGAATTATTTTACATTCAACATCTTCATAAGTTCAGAAGTAGAACCAGCAAACACAATATTATTTTGTTGTTTGATACTTTCGGTCTTTCCACTTGCCTTATCAATATCTTTCTTTGTTTTATGCAGACCAATTAACTCTTTTGTAATAGCAGTTTGAGCAGATATTAATTGCCCGGCTACCTCAAATGCTCTTGGGTTCTCAGAATTCTTAGCAATATGAACCAGTTCTGTCATCACATCATCGTTCTTATTAATTAAACCTCGAAGGGTGTTACGAGCCAACTGAAAGTCATCTTCCTGATCTAATTCAGAAGGATTATATGCCACAGGCATACTGGTTGGAATAGGGAGGTCAACGTCTGTCTCTACATTAAAGACATCATTGATTTTGTTTAACGATTTCATCAGAAGTCCTCAAAATTATCTATAATAGTAATATCATCACCGGGTACGGCTGTATCGGGGTTAACGGTTGCGGTGTATGAAGTTTGCTGATTAGATAATGCGGCGTCTGAAAATGTTTTAACGTTTGTAGTTCTAATAATGCCCTTATCGTTAATTGGGCCGTAGAAGTTAAGTTTCATAGTAAAGTTGAGTGTCCAAACGATTGCTCTTCTTTGAGAGAAATCACCCTCGTACTCATCATCGTAATTTACACTATCTAAAATAATAGGTAAATCGTTTTTAATTCCCATGGCAGGAATTGCATTTAATGTCAGATTATAATCTGGATTAAAATAAGGTAAAATTTGTTCGACAATCTGTAAACCATCATCCTGGTTCTTTGTATACACGTACAAAGTCATTGCTATGTTATAGGGGGTAGGGGCATACTGAGAGTTTAAAGACGTAGAAGATGAACCATTAAGTGCTCTATTTTGCTGTACCAGGCTCACCCTTCTTGCTGGATCGTACTGAATACCAGACATTTCAAAACCAATTCTTGGTAAATAAGTCTCAAAACTTTGTTCAAACGATTGAGGTCAGCGGCAATTCTGGCTAAGAACTTTTGCTTTGGAGCATAAGCCAAAGGTACCCGTAACGTCTGTGTCAGCGTACCATCCTTATTGAACCTATCAATATGGATGTTGTTAAACATATTACCAAAAGCCACTATAGACTTTCGGATTGTTTGCCAGTAAAACTTGTTATTAAACACTTATTTCTCCGAATGGGTTATGCTCGGAGAAGTCTAGTACAGAAATCTCAGCTCTAAAATCTTCATTGGTTGTATTCGGGAATAACGTACTCAAATTATAATCTTCTAGAATAATACTTGCAGCATTGTATTCTTCTGACAACATTCTGTAATTATTCTCTAACAATACATTAAAGTCATTGATATCGGCTGACTTATCGGCAGCCAATGCATCGATCTCTGGTACCCCGGTATGGAATTGTTCAGATGAGTAACGGAATAGTTCACATTCAAGTTTATAAACATAAAGCTTACCAACTTGGAAGAAAGGGTCTTGGGCCTCTACCC